AGTTTGAAACGTTCTATACAAAGAACATCCTCCTTAATGAGGGACTTCGAGCGTGGATGGCTCCAGTAGACCAACCACACGAGAACTTTGTATTCCCAGAAGAAGTCTTGCCACGAGGCAACGCTCTGTAATGAAAGTTACTGAACATAATGTAGACGCTGATTGGAAGGTTAAAGAACTTGATGCTTTGATGGAACTTGTAAAGAGGGAAATCAAAGAAACTGATGATAAATCTGTTCAAATGTTCTACGCTAAAATCTACGGCAAACTAATGGGTGAAAAGCATACTGCGATAGTTGATTAATGAATTATCAACTGATATAATTAGAGGGGTATACTCCCCTCTTTTTTAATGGAATTTAAAGTTTATTCTAAGGATGGATGTCCTTATTGCACAAAAATTCAAAAAGTGTTAGAGTTGGCTGAAATCAAACATATCATATATAAACTTAACCGTGATTTTACACGCGAAGAGTTTTATAAAGAGTTTGGTCAAGGATCTACATTTCCTCAAGTGATTTGTGATCAGACGCAGATTGGTGGATGCACTGACACTATTAAATTTTTAAAGGAGATGAAGTTAGTTTAATGGAAGATCTATACGGAGTTGTTGAAAGTTCTATTGATTATGCATTCAATGGAAAATTTGTTCTCAAGTTTTATGATTATCTCAAGTCTTGCAATGCAACAAGAACAGTAGCAGAATCTTTTATTGAAAGTTCTACTGCTGCTGAAATAAATGATATTGTCTTAGATCTAGAAGAGTATCTTAAAGGTGGACAAGATAATGATCACAAACAACTACGTGAAGCATATGGTCACATTCCAAAACCACAAGCAAGAAAAATAAAAGAATATCTCAATAGTATTCTTGAAGATGCCTGGAGATACAAGCATGACAAAAGACCAGGAAGACGCAAAAAGCAATCTAAATAATGATGAACTCCAAATAAATCGGGGTGTTGAACTACTACTACGCAATAGGAGGAAGAGACCAGATCAACCAAAAACTTTTCAAGTAAAGTTTGGTAAAATGGTTTCTCTCTTCCGCAGAGAAATTGTTTTACATCTAAACTTTTACTTAGACATTAGAAAAAAATAGTCTCTGGAGAAAACAGATGTTAGCAGTCACGCTCACTATTGGAACTTTAGTTTCAATCATGTTCTTTTTTGTTGGTGGCGTAGTAGGATGGTTGGCAAAAGAACATGTATACCAAACACAACCAGTTTATACACATCCAGAGATGTTTGATGAGAATGGTAACATTCTACCAGATGAAATTTTAGCAGTACGATTTGAAAACAGTTATGACGACTACGACGACGAAGAAGAGGACGACTAGAACTAAGACTACAGAAAGTCAAGTCAAACTTCCTCCCAATCCTTTTATTCACGAGATTCTTGAACTTGCAAGTAATCAAAGGTCTAAGGCAAAGAAGGTTGAAATTCTAAAAGAATATGAGACTGATGCTCTCAAAACCATCTTTATTTGGAACTTTGATGACACTGTTGTTTCAATGATTCCTGAAGGACAAGTTCCATATAAAGAGAATGAAGTTCCTGTTGGAACAGACCACACTTCTTTGAGAAGAGAACATAAACACCTTTACAATTTCGTAAAGGGAGGCAACGATAGTTTGTCTTCTCTTCGTAGAGAAACTATGTTCATTCAAATTCTTGAAGGTCTCCATCCTGAAGAAGCAAAAATTCTTTGTTTGACAAAGGATAAATCTCTTCAGTCTAAATATAAAATCAGTCAAGATATTGTAAGCGAAGCATACCCAGACATTCGATGGGGTGGTCGCTCGTGAGTGTTGCTCAAGACGTTAATGTGGGGGAGAAGGAAATGGGAAGTAATGCTATTAATCCTCATGATCCTTCTTCCTATGGATGTCAAGTTCTTTTAGAAAAAACAACTATTGAGCAAGCAAAAGATAAATCATTTCCAAACGATGCCAAACTTATTTGGTATATTGAAGATGGTCAAACTCACATTGACCTAACACGTTGTAAAAAAATGGTAGATCTTTTTGATATGTACTATGACAAGTATGGTCCTGGTGCAGTTCAAAAGATTGATTTTGGATATGGAACTGTAAACCCTAAGTTGTGGGGATACAAATCACCTGATAAAAAGAAGAGAAAATGAATGAAGAAATTATTAGAGATCAAATAAACTCTCTCATTAGAAGTGAAATTCAAGATGTAATTAATGATTATGTTGATTCTCAAGAAGAAACTAAAAAAAGTGGTCTTGGGTTTGTCTCTAATAGTGAAGATGAGTTGAAAGTTAACATCTCAAACAAAGAGATTGATAAGATTATCAAAGAGTATAAAAAAATTAAAAAAAGAGAAAAGTCCAATCTGAGTCAAGTAAAAAAACTTGGATTGGTTGATAAGAATGGTAGACCATTAAGTTGACAATCGTCTTAAATAGTATTATGATTTAAGTATGTGCAACTATTATTATGAATTATAAACCGTACTCGCCTGAGTGGCATAGGTATCGCTATCTAAAAGAAGCGATTGATAAGTATCTTGATGACTATGTTGATCCAACGTTTATCATGGATGACATTAAGGACATTCTTCATATTCGTTCAGAGACAGCATACGACGAGTTTAAAAGAATTAATCAACTAGAGCACTATCTTTCGGATAAGTAAAATGCTTTCAACCCAATACAGAATACGATTAGAAGCAATCTGTGAAAAGATTGTTGCACAAGAGTCGGTAGGTTTGGAGGACATGATTTGGGCAGAGAAACTTGCTAAGGCAAATACTTCTGCTCGTGAGATACTTAAAAAAGCAAGAGGCCGTGCTGCCAATCCTGACATGGTAGAGGGTAGCATGGATGACTTCATGAATAAGATGGGTTTGGGCGATCCAGATCCATCAAATCATCGCACTGGATTTGGCAGTGCTGATGAGATTGTAGATTGGTTTAATCAAGATAAACCTGATGACTGGAGACAACGTGACTGAAACAGCAGTAATTTATTCTAATGGAAGTCAAGAGTGTGAGCGTATTAGTATGCTCCTTAAATCTCTTGGTGGTGAGTTTCTTGAGTACAAACTCAATGAACATTTTACTCAGAGAGGATTTGAAGCAGAGTTCGGCCAAAATGCAGAATACCCTCAAATTAACATTGGGTTTAAGCACATTGGTGGCATGAAAGAAACCTTACAATACTTTAAGGAAAACGAAATTATTTAATTTTTTGTATCATATTTTACAAAACTATTTGCATACATAGAATAGAAGCACTATAATGTGCTTACGTTCATCAGAGGAAACTCTGACGCAAGTAAGTCGCGGAACGGGTCGTTCATCCTCTTTAGAGGACGCAAACGACTGAAGGAACGGGAGTTAATTCACCCTAGTATTTCAGGAGACTGACAATGAACACACTTCTAATGATTAAGAAGCAATTGGATAAAGCCAATGCTCTTCATGACGCCCAGATTCACCACACCACCTATCGTGGATGTGAGTTTTGTGTGGGCACCCATGAACCCAAAGAGACTCACGGCACATTCCATTATCGCGGACACGTTTACACCAAGTAGAAGAGACAGAGGGGTTAACCACCCCTCTTTTTTGTCTAGGTATAAACTCGTAGGCATAAATTTTTATTAAGGTTTCCTGACAATTCCTATAGATAGTGATAGAATTAAGAGGTGAGAAAAGTGTACTGAAAGTTCGATCTACATTATGAGTTAAATCAATCGTGGAGGTTATCATGCATAATCTTATTTCATACAATCAATTAGCAGGATGGAACGAAAGCTTAATGAGACTGGAGAATACTTTAGATAGGAGTGCGGATGAAGCAGATCTCATTAACGACTACTATAATTGTCTAATTGAATGCGACGACGATCAGGCATTATGTAAACGAATCTGTAGGAGGATTCTAGAATAGTCTGAATGGAGGGTTGACTACCCTCCTTTTTTTGTGTATAATTAGCTTTGTCAGCGTTAATCATGATGGATAGAGAAAAGCTTAAGTTAATTGTCAAAAACCTTGAGTCTCTGGTAGAATGTCTAAAGTCAGAAGTTTATTCTGATGTAGATTCATATAAGATGAACTACGAAGAGATTACACAACACATTACAGATTACGACGAAGTATTTTATGACGGAGATGATGATGGATACCCCGATTAAGTTGATTAGTGTGACTCCTGATGCGGAGAAACACATGGCATACTGTGCTCGGGTAAGTAATCCCTCTAATCAAGAGAATGATAATTTCTCTGGTTTGCTGAAGTATTGTATCAAGCACCAGCACA